GCCGAAACCCCTTGCGCCGCAGTCGATCTCACGGATTACGAGATACATCAGACAGCTCGATGAGACCGGCATGGGGGACCGGCCCGGCACGCGCGTTAAATAATAGGCTTAAGAAATTTCTGCCAAAATTTGACGCTCCTTTTCGTACGGTTTAGTCCGTTTGAACTCAATATAATCCCGCACGTATCCAGGCATATACTCCCAGACACGCGCACAGTTCATCATACTGACCCTATTAGCCAGACACATAGACAAAAACAACTCTAAGTAGCCCACATAGCCTCATAAATAGCAGGACACTCCTCCTCAATCACATCCTTAACACTCTCAGCAATCGTACGATGCTCTAATTGCGTCTCAGGACCGCCTCTAAGGTCTGCGTAATGCATCCAAGACCTCAGAGTACCATTCATGTACAAAGTCGTCTCAGAACCCAAGGGAAGGACCTCTCGTGCACACTCCTTAGCTACTCCAGATTCCAGGAGACTGTCATAAAGGGCGTAAGCAGAAGCGTAATGATCATTGATCTGATCTTGCCAAGCATATTGTTCAGCCAACGGAATGTCATCAATACTGTTCTGCCTATTCTTAACATCCTGTCTGCGAAGAAGAGGAGGCTTTGGTATAGACTGTACTTCTGCATACCGTTGTGAAAACTCTTGGAAGCTGAACGATCTGTGTCGTAGAATTTGAGCACTGATAGCTCTTGTTGTTTTAATCTCTAGAACCATATTCACCATCTCAAAAGGAGACCAGTGCTTATGCTTAATAAGATACCGAAGGAGACGAGGTGCTGTCTCTTTACTGTGTTGGTTAGCAGGGTTAGATACACGTGCACAATAGGCTACGAGATCTTCTGCGTCAGGGGTGATGGAAATAAGCTTAGCGGTATGCATACGTAATGATACATGATATATGTGATGCTTCTAGTAGTCTTACTAGAGTAGGTAGAAGAAGATGAATAAGACAAGATGGTTCGGACTTCGTCCTCACCTCATCTTGGTCGGTTCTGCCGAACCTTTGGAAAAGAAGAGGAAGAATGTGTGTCTTCCCCTTCCTTTGACCGCTTTTTCCACACACGAGGGCACCACTCCCCGTGTTTTACTGCACCCTTACGGATGTTAGGGTATGGAAACCCAGGTGGGGACTGAGTTTTTAGCTAAACCTCTAGCTTGTTGTCTTTGTTTGTGTGTCATACCTAAAACCATGTGGTTAGCGGCTGATTGTGGGTCGTCTTTCCAAGCTTGTTCTAGATCTTGCCACTCTTCAAATTTACGTTTGGCAATTTCTTGGTTGGCTGAGATTGCCATTGCGTCGGTAAAGTATTTAACTCCTTGGGCAAGGCTATCGAGTCTGTCATCGTGTTTAACGGCACCTTTTTCTCTACACATTCTAGAGAATTGGTAGAAGAGCATGTAGAGAAGACGTTCCTCAGGAGGCGCATCTTTGTTGCTGTTATAATCCCAGTCAATAAGCCCCCTGTCGATAACCAGACGATGCTGATTAAGGACAGGCTCCAAAGCGTCAATAATGCGATCCTCTTTTCTGACATTAGCACGTACCTCTTCTACGTCGATGTTTTGTTTGGTTTGGATTAGGTGTTTTTTAAACAGTTCTGCTACGATGCCATCACCAAAGTTTGTCTCAATTAAGAGTTTTGAGACTTTGTATTTACGACACCCTCTCAGAATGTCCAGGAGTGTGTTGTCTGAGTATCCGTCTCGGTAAGCACGCATTTCGTGCACGTACAGGAAACCGTTGCGTTGGGAGATATAAGTTGCTGCTGTTTCATCCGATCCACGACCCGACGGGTCAATAGAGCAGATTGTCTCAGAGTAATCATCCCATTGCCCCTGGAGCTGCATTGGACTGTAGAAATAATCTCCAGGTAGTCCGACAGTTGGAGCTTCTTTGATAATGTTCTGGGGGTCGCTACACCATACAATGGACTCAGGAGCAGTGGTAGGGTTAACGCTGGTGACAATAAGATCAGCCATTTTAAGCGGGAACTTTTCGGCGTCACTGAGAGTTGTGTCCAACATGAACTGCAGCATGAAGTTGCTGCGTCCCATTGCTGCTTCACGTTCGATAAGATCTTCATCACTAAAGCGGTCAGGGTCAGTTACTTCCCAAGGTTCTGCACCGTTCTCAATGTCTTCTACAAGCTGTGGGGCTAGGAGACCTTCGTAGTTGGCTAGTTTCTTGGGATAGCGGGAGGGCCAGACAAACGGTCTGTAGTTACGTTCTGCTAGTTTACGGTAAATGGTGAACGTAGTTTGGGGAGTTCCAAGGAACATAATACGGCTGTCTGGGTTTGGTGTCAGGATTGATTCGGTTTCTGTACAGAGTTGCAGCAGCTTCTCCCTCATCAATTCTGTCATTGAGTTACCAGGAACCTCTACGTCGTCTAGAATCATAAGGTCAGCACGGCTGCCAGTAAGCTGACCAGTAATGCCGACAGACTTAACTGAAGGAGCTTGGTGAGGTTTAGCTGGTCCCACGTCGAACGAGACCCTGGACCATCTTTGGTCATCTGATTTAGGTTTTAGGTGTGCAAGCCAAGGAACTTCTAGCACAAGCCGCTGACAAAAGATGGAAAACGAGTCTGCTCTATCCTTAGATGCAGATACCACCATAATTTTCTTGTCAGGGTTATTGTAGAGCGTCCAAAGCACAAAGGCTGCTGTAATCCAGCTCTTACCTACCCCACGAAACGCCTGAATCTGTAGACGTTTGGGTCCTTGCTGTAGGTATTCTGCAATGCACAGTTGTGCACGAGTTGGCGGGGGAAGTTTGAGGTGTGCCCAGATTGCGGTAAGAAAATACCGAAAGTCTGACTGAAGATTATTCTGTATGTCGTCTGTATGCATGCTAGAAGGGGCTAGAAGGGGCCTCTAAGGCGTTCCGAGAGGGATTGTACCTTAGAGGCTTTTTAGAGGGTTTAGAAGCGATTTAAATCAATAGTTTCGGTTGCCCGGATAACCTGCTTGGTTAGCGCGTGACTGTTTTTTCTTTTTACCTTGACGTTCTTTAGAACGCTCACGCATTGCCCGCAGTTCTTGAACAGCTGAGTACGCCCGGTCTTTGCGTTCTTTACCTTTAGGAAGTCGACGCTCAACACCACTACCTTTTTTGACTTTAGGTTTAGGCGTTTGTGTTTGCTGTTGTTTTTTAGGTTGGGATGCCTTGGCTTCCCGTGCTTTTTTCTCAGCTTGATAGTCGCGAGACTTTTTGCGAGTAACAGTCGTGTTATCTTTTTGGACTTTGACCTTGCCCTTGGGTTGCTCTTTTTTAGTTTGCTTAGGCTTATTGGTTTTTTCGTTAAAAGTTCTGCGACCAGCACCACGGCCAGATTCAGCCTTTGCACGGTTGGTTTTTTTGTAAGCCTCAGCAATTTCTGCGCCAGTAAGAATAGCGCCAACGGGACCAGCACCTTTGAAACGCCTTGCAGCACCACGTACTGCAGTTTCTAGTTGTGCTCTACGAACTGACCTAGCTACGCGGTCAGCTCCATAGCGACGGGCTGCTGCACCTGCAGGTTGTCCTTGACGCACAGTAGTACCTTTAGTACCTTGAGCAGCTCGTACTTGTTTAGCAGCTGCTTGAGCACGCCGAGAAGATGCGGTACCGCTAGAGTACCTACGACCACCTGTAGTGGCTTTGGGAGGAAGGGCTTTTTGGCTGCGAACATTTTTGTTACGTGCAGCTCGTTGTTCGCGTAGCAAACGTTGTTGACGTTGCCGCATTGTTTCTTTAGGCTTTGTGCCTTTGACTCGTTTTCGAGGGGCCATTAGTTGATGTGATCAATAATACGTTGTTCTCTGTCAGGATGCATGCCATATTTAGCACGCATCCAGTTTAGCCAGTTGTCGCTACCTTTGTCCTGATTACAATGGGTACAAGCGGGTACCAAGTTGCTCGTGAGATCTTCTCCACCCAGAGACTTAGGGTGAACGTGGTCAAGAGTAAGTTCATGTAATTCATAAGTTTCTCCACAATAAACGCATTGACATTTGAAGTGCTCTTTAATTGCACGCCTCCATAGGCGCTTAGCTTCTGGGGATGTCATCGTTATTAGGTTGTATAAATAGTGATCAGGAGTAGGTAGCAGAGGAGTCATCAGGCAGCGTATTTGCGCTTTTTCTTTTTGGCCTTGGCTTTCTGTGTAGGACCGTAAGGTACGGGCATGTACTCGCCCTTAAACTTTTTGACGGGCGTAGCGTCTCCTCGGGGAGTTTTCTTTTTGTTAGCCATTTTTAATCCTTAGTTTGCTCCTGTTTCGGGCTCGGTTTTTGGAAGGGTCTTCGCGGACGAACGTGCCTTTCGTGGTTTGCGAGAGGTCTTTGCCGCCTTTACCGTCGATTCCTCTTGCTCGGCGGGCTTTGGTGTGCTTGACTCGGTAGGCTGTTGCTTCCGCCGACTTGTTTCTTTTTGTATCGTAACGGCGTTTGTTACGCCGAGCGGCTGCATTGTCGCGGTAATTCTTCGCACTTTTTTTAAGAGTGTGATAAGGTTTTTTGTCAGGACCCATTAGCGTCGAATTGCTTTTTGGACTTCATCAAAATTGATGGTTGGCATAATATCAGCAAGGCCGCTGAGAGCAGAACCCTCAACGGCCACACCAGTGATGTCATTTTTGGACAACCAGTCACAAGCTGCTTTAAGATCTTGTGTGGTTGCTTCGCCAGACTTGATTCGCGCTAAGAACTCCTTTGTAATAAGGTTGTGAAGCTCGTTAAATGAGTCTTCACTGGCTCTTTTCTTGCTCATTTTTAGGGTTAATTGACACAATGGGGACAATGTCGTGGCAAAGTACCTCAACACGGCTTCCTGGTCTAAACATGAACCCAGTTTTCATGATTTCTGTGCACTTTAAGGCACGGACAAGCTCATAATCTAGGCGAAGTTTCTGTTCTTGTTTACGGGCTATACTTTTACACAAGCTAATCATGTCCCAATCAAGAGGAACACTAAAATTAACTTGCATACCAAAGTTGTTACTACGTACATATCCCGAATCTTCGTACGGAATAGTGTCGTTACCCATGTAAAATGGGCTAAGCTGCATGGTAGGACCATTACAACTTACGTTACTGCCAAAGTATTGACGGCTTGGAGCCCCATTGTTTTGGAATTGTACGGCTTGGTTGGTAACATTACCAGTCGCAGCCGCTACGGGGTTGGATGTATTTTGAACTTTTGGATCTTCGTTGTTAGCAAATGCAGGACTTACGGAGACGTAGTCTACGACTACTGAGAGAAGACCGACAAGGAAGTAGTAGTGGAGACCTGTTGGATGGTTTCGGTTACGAGACTGTCTTCGATCAGACCCGCTGCTCGGTTGACAATCTCCAGTTGAAACTGCTCCCCTGCGTTGGTTACCGAATAGGTTGTTGCTGAATCTGAGATGTCCCCACTTGGGGTTACGTTGGTTCCAGACCATGATGAATAGGTGCCACCATAGACATTAGTCTCAATAGTACGATCAATATCAATGGTAGAAGTAGTAGTGGATTGCATGCTGCCCTGTGTAAAGTTGGGCGTAACTTGCTGAGCTGCAGCAGGACTAGCTAGAAAGAGAAGGAGTAGTAGCTTTTTCATAATTCTTTCTTGGGTTCGTTTGGCTTGTTGTTACCGTTTCTGCTATTATTAGATGTGTTTAATCCAAAAGTAGCAAGAGCGCCTGTAAAGACGCTAGCAACAAAAGTAATGTCACCACCACTTTGACCTTTTTTAATCATTGGAAGATCGACATAATTTAGAGTGATAATGAAACCACTCCATACAACAACGCCAAGACGGACAAAAGTTCCTAAAATCTCAATGTCTTTTTCAGCATGTTCCTTCACTTTTTTAAGGAAGGGTCTTTTTTCTTGGTTAGTTTGCTCCATGTTTGCTTGAATACAGGTTTAAAGACCATGACTAAGTATTTGAACAAAGAGGTAGCAGTCAAGGTGGCAGCAACACTAATAAACGCTGTGGTGGCTGCAGTGGTCATAATAGTTGTAGTCGGCATCGGGACTTCAATGTCCGTAAATGGGATCTCAACTATCTGTGCCTCTGGTGGAAGACTTGGTTTGGTTGGTTTAGTTTTTGTATCTTCTGTAGAAGGCTCTTCTTCCGTGTTAATACCTTCAATACCCGGAGGCGGTCTAAGGGTGTTAGGAGGCACCACAAGGGGCTTGTAGCTAGGTAGCTGAGCCCTTGGTACCTCCAGCACCGCTTGGGGCAGCTCAGGGGCTGCTGGAAGGGTTAGAGAGGGAAGGAGGGGTGGATCACCATTCATACTCACTTATGTAAACCGTACCGCTGTTGCTTGTTACGGTTTTAATGTGTACTGTAGACCCCTCAGGTACAGTAAAGTATTCACGCTCATCGGTTTTGATGAAGTGCTCACCAGTTCCGCTATTTAGCTTAAAATAAGCGTCGTGACCATTAGGGTGAATACTAATCCTACGGCAATGACTAGACAGGACTTGGCTTGTATAGGTTAATCCTGTAGAAACAGTGTACGCAGCTCCTGGAGTGTTATGATACCCAGGGTGCGTTCTTACATCATCAATCGTCATTTGTTTGGAAACAGACCGTTTTCAATAAACACAACAGCTTGATCGTCTACAGTATTGTCAGTAGATTCCGCCAGCTTTTTCAGCAGGTCAACAATAAGCCGTTTGACTTGATCAGAATTAATGAACGAAAACAGAAGTGGACGAATTAGGGTGATCATTCTTCAGCGGGGGTAGGTTCGGGAGTGGGTTCTGGGGTAGGCTCAGGCTCAGGTGTGGGCTCTGGAGTCGGTTCAGGCTCTGGAGTCGGCTCGGGTTCGGGCTCAGGTGCTGGTTCCCAGCTGTAGAAAGCAGAGCTAGTGCAATACTCAGCAAGGGCTGCAACGTCTACACAGGCAGCAATAGCAGCTTCCTTTTCGTTACTCAGAGTACGGATCTCACCACGACGTGAGAGCACCTCAGCAGGGACAGCAGCACTGTTTTCTGCCTGACGAACGACATACCAGTCGGTCTGGCTAAGCAAGGAGCCTGCTGCTTCCTTGACCTTTGCAGTCCAAAGTGCTTTAAGGTCGTCAAGATCTTTGGGGTTATCAACTCCCCAGTAGAAACGTTGATCCCACACAGCCTGTGGCTGATCGGGGACTTCAACGATACCAATGGCTTGCTTTTCCTCCAAAGAGGTCAAGCGCAGCCAATTAGCGGGATATTGCATCCCGTCATGAACAAATGCCTTGTCATATTGCAAGGTCTTACCATTAAGTTGAAGCATAGTTAAATGTTTTAATTAGCGTGCGCGTGCGTATTTGAAGGGGTTCTCAGCAAATGCGGCGTAAAGGATCGTGGCACCACTGCCGTTGTTAAAGCCAAAACCAGATCGCACCTTAAATCCATTAGACAAGAAATCAACGTGATCAGAGCCACCGCTTCCCTCAGCATCCCTAGCCTCAGCACGAAGATATTTTTCCGCGCCGTTATATGTATCACGGGCACTGTCATAGATGCCCCAATACTGACCAGCACCTGTGTTCCGAAACAGCACATATGCGGGGCGGAACCCTAAGTAAACGAACGGACCATCAGATGATGAACCGTTGCCGGTGTACGAACCAAACGCGCTATAGCCTTCAACAGGTGCAAAGCAGTAGGCAATATAATTTTCAGTACTAGCGTTGACATTATCCTCAGTGCCAACACTAAACACAGAGCTAGTAGGCGTAGTGTCATTCCACATTGCTCCTACGTCTGAACGTGCAGCCGTTCCAGCAGTTGTCTCAAATAGTTTTAGGAAATAATTTTGTGGGTTTGTAGCATCCGTCCCAACGTGATACACAGCACCGTGATCATTTACATCACGGTTTTTAACCATGATCATTTCAGGAGCAGCATTCAATCCGTGCCCAATAGTCGCAGATGCAGCACCATTGCCTGTGTAACTAACAATCGAGAACCCAGCAGACGCATTGGCGCGGACACCTGTTGGCGTGATGCTACCAGCAGTGTTGTTTGTGTCTGTTGTTGTTCCGGCGTCCCAGGCCCAGCCGACATAAGAACCTGAGCTAACATTTACATTAGCACTTGTTTGGACAGTAAATCCGTCTGAGGTGAAAGCGGACAGGTGATCAGTTTGAGTTGATTCTTCGGCACTGCTGTCAGAAATTAAGCGCTTATTTGCACCACGAACAGTGTCAAACAAAACATTGAATCTTGTAGCGTTGCGCTGCTTAATCCATACCAAATCTGGGCTAAAACCTAAACCAGTAATTGTTTGACCTGTACCATCACCCGTATAGAGCTTGGTATCCATCGCCGTCGAACCATCGGCAATCGCTGGAGGACCAAAATTCTGCGTGCAGAGACTTAAATAACCTGTTGGTGGCGTGTACGCAAATGGACGTTGGCCGAAGTTTGCGGCTCCAGTTGACGAATAAAAATTACCAATCGGGAAAATGTCCGTAACGCTTGTTTTTGTTGCGTTTGCACCTGTTGAAGGATTGCCGGTAAGCCCGTAGCTACTGTCGTACCAACTATTGTTAAACCCTAGCCATAATTTTTCACTGTCTGCGTCATACGCAACCTGTAAAACAGCGCCATTAGTAGTGGCAGCAACATTAGAAACATCTGAACCTCCAGTGTTGATAAGCCGGCTAGCACTGTTTACTGCAACATAAATAACGTCTGACCCGCCCCAGCCTGGTGGCGTAGATGCTGTGGACCACGAAACTCCAAATGCAAATACGGTAGCTGAATTAAGGAATGAAGTATGCGTACATTCGCAATACCATTTACCAGTGGCAGGAAACTTAAAAGTTGCTCTTACTGCTTCATGAGCCGCACCATTAGAAACATCTAAATTTCCGTTGGAAAGATCAATGCCGCCGTTGTCTAAAGGGTTCCACGTCGCATAGTTCCCGCCATTGTTGCCAGAAGTTGCCGTGTAATTCGTCGGCGTGTCAATCAGGCTGTCATTGCCAGATCCTGATGCAACAGAAAGGCTATTAACCGTCCAAGTATTGCTGTTGCCGCTGCTATCCGTTCCAAGTGCAGCGTTGCTGCTGTTGTCGGAAAAGTCGAGGTAAAAGCCGTTGGTTCCGTATGTTCCAGTGTATTCAATCGGGTTCCAAACACCAGTGGTGGCGTCAGGCTCACCGAAGTCAGACGCAGTAAGTTGCTGACCGTCGATGAAGTGAAACTCACTCAGCTGAAAATTACCTGCTCTCGTAAATGAGCCGTTTGTCTTTTGAATACCGATGTAATGTTTTCTGACTTGACCCCAAGACAAGTAAACATTTTGCGGTGGCTGACTGCTGTAGGTTTGTGACTCACCATTGATCCAAACCTTGCATCTATTTGCAGCAGTTGCCTGCGTAGTATCGATTGCAAAAACGCAGTGATACCAAGCAGAAGGGTCGCGGAACAATCTGCCATTTCCAACACTTCCTGGAGTCCAAGCCGATGAAGACCCTGTGTCTCCAGAGCCAGTTGATGCTCCATAGTCATACAGCTTTAATTGATTACCGCTAAAGTGCAGAGACAAGCTTCTAGCTGTAACGTGATTACCTGCTACGGTGTCATAATCCTGACCAACAATCATTGATTCATCAGACGAATCAACACTATTTCGTTTAATCCAAAACGAAAATGTCATCTTCCGCTGATTACCTGCAGTAGTAATATTGCGTTCTAGATGCGCTTCATCAGCACTATTAAACCGCAAGCTGCGTTGAATTTCGTAACCAGCAGCAGCGCCGCCAGCTGAACCGGCGGCACCTGCTAAAACATTATTAAAAATTGGCATATAATTACTGGACGTAGTTTGCAGTGAAGTTGCAGGTGAGACACTCATAGCCTGCACTATCGTCTTGGACGATGTAATCAATACGATCAATAGAACCGCTGGTGCCAGTAAGAGTGATGCCAGCTGCACCACCAACAAACTTCATCGTGGTGGGGAAAGAGCCGCTAGCAGCAGCTGCAGTGGGTTTGATAAAGATTGACCCACACTGACCTTTAGCACCACTGATGTTGCTCAGAGTAACCGTGTAGGTGCCATTGGGTTGAATCAGGAAGTTGTTGGAAGCGTCCAGATCAATAGTAAAAGAAGTGCCAGCAGCAAGCTCAGTGATCTCACCACGCTGACCAGCAGTGAAGGTTTGCTCAACACTGGTAGAAGCTTTTGCGGCAACGTCAGCCGCTGTAGGAATACCACTTACGGTAATGTCAGAATCTGTACCTGCATTATCAAAAGTAATGGTATCTACTTTAATTTTTCCGTAAGCCATAATTAATCAAGAACGACGAGTTTAGAGTTTGCATTAACAGTCAACGTAACACCAGAGGCGACTGCCATTGGACCGATACAAGCGGCGTTTACATTTGTACTGATGGTTTTATCAGCAGCAAGGGTTTGATCAGTTTCGATGAAAGCTGCATCAACGTTACCAACACCTGTGGTAACAGCGTTATCGACATAGGTTTTTGTAGCTGCATCGTTACCACTGGTAGGAGCACCAAGGTTGATGATCTTGTTATTAAGAGCATCCAGTTCACCACCAAGTTGTGGTGTGGTGTCGTCACTAAGGTCTTGCATTCCAGCACCTTGCAATGCTGAAATACCAACAAAGCTAAGGTTACCACTACCGTCAGTCTTAAGGACTTGATCAGTAGCACCGTCAGAAGACGGATAGTTTAGACCTGCAAGAGTGATAGCACCAGTAGCTGTTAAAGCACCTGTAATGCTGACATCACCAGTAACGTTGACCCCACCTGTTCCATCAGGAAGGATGTCAATGTCACGATTATTAGAGGAGACGATGTCGTATGTAGAGACATCCAGATCTCCACCTAGTTCAGGTGTAAGATCGTTTACAATTTCAGGTCGATAAGCGTCAAGACTAATAAAGACTTCACCAGTACGTTGGTCAACAGAGAACGTATCACCAACTTTAAACTTACCGTTATGGTCAGTACTAGACTGCCAAACCTTACCGTCGTTTAGGTTTTTAACTTGATTAGCTTCAACAGGCACACCACCGTTAGCTGGATCAGCACGGTAGTCAGTACCAGCACCCACATACTCAAAGGTGTGACCACCAGTAGAAATGTAAGAACGGTAGAAGAAGCTAACAGCAGCACCGTTAGCAATAGCAGCAGCTAAGCCAAGGTTGGTAGCAAGTGCTGCAGGATCAGGGTTCTCAATGTAAACATCCCATCCAGAGCCGTTTGCAGTAGCAGACTTGACTGGGTAGGTGTTAGCACCAACCGTCACAAGCATGTTGTCTTGAGGACGGGTAGCTGAACCGTGCCATGAAGCATCAGCAGTTGGAGTGCCAATCGTAAAGAACAAGTCTCCAGTTGATGCTGCAGCTGTGGTAGATGCAGTAAAGATAGCAGTCGTAGACTTACCATCAGCAATCAGACCGTACCGACCGTAGTCAGTAGTACAGTTGCTAAGGTTTAGTTGACCACCGTTGAGTGACTTGGCATGGTAATGACAGAACGTGCCAAAGAACGACACAAGCTGTGCATAACCGTTATTACAACACAGGATACCAGGACCGTCAAGTGCAATCTGGGTGAATGAATCCACCACCATTGAACGGAGTGGTGAGTTACTTGCAACAGCAGAGCCATCAACCAAAAGACCACCACCAGTAGGACCGGAGGTAAGGTCACCACCAAAGCCACCTTGGTTTACGTTGTTAGGATCAAAGAATCCACCAAGGGCGTTGTTTGCGTTATATTCAGCTTCAGTGTGGTTGTAAATTCCAGAGTCACAGAAGTTTGTACAATTTTGGATGTACGGAGACTTGTAGATAACTGCGTTAGGATAGAACGCTGCTACAAATGCTTGGTTAGTTGGCAAGCCGTAAGTACTGTCGCTATCAATAGCATGACCACCACGGGTGCCACTAGCTTTTAGACCACCAAAGGAGAAGTTAGCAATCTGTGTACCGCTGTTAACGCGGAACATGATGTTCTCTTCAGTAGCTGGTGTTGGGTGAATGAAACAGCTACGCAGCGATTGACCAACAATCGACAGGTTGTTGACTGTAATGTCGATCGGAAGAGTTTCCCGATAAACACCAGGAGCCACAAGAACAATGTCACCATGATCTGCTGAAGCGACAGCAGCTTTAATGGTCTTCATCGAGTCGATGATTCGGTGACCATCGTTGTTGTCATCACCGTTTGCCTGGTCAACCCAAATAACAGTGGGTTGTGTAACAAACGTACCACCAGAGGAGATACCAAGCCAGTTAGAACCACTCCAAACAGACAGGGTTTGGTCATTAGCGTGGTCATACCAGAACTTACCAACAGGGAAGTCGGTACCAGAAGGCGTACCAGACTGGTAAATAGTATCATACCGCTTGTCATTAGCAGCAGTAGTGCCAATCTCGTCGTCAGTACCCGCTGCATTAGGGGTAGCATTTTGCTCTGCAAGAGTCCTGATGTCATCAGCCTTGATCTTGGCAAGGTCAATCGTATCATCAGGAATAGAAAGCTCTACCTCACCGTCTGCAGGACGGGTAATAGCAATAGGAGTAGTAGAGCTGAGTTGAATAACACCCTGTTGGGCTGCAGTACTCTTGTCAGCAGCAATGACAGCATCACCAGCAGTGTAAGTCACGCCGATAGCATGACCTTCATTGATGGAGACCACACCTTTGTTGGTCTTAGAGCTGTCTTCACCAGCGATAACAGCGTTACCGTTGGTATAAGTTACATCAATGCCCTCACCTTCGTTGATAGATACAGCACCTTTGTTAGTTTTGGAGCTGTCCTCAACGGAGATGGTGACTTGCTTGTTTGAGTTAGTACCACCTGTAGAATCAGTAAGGTCAATAGCCTCACCTTCTAACAAGTCTTGAGTAATTACCTTACCCAGCTGTCCACGGTTGACAGCATCGTCATCCGAGTTAGCATCAGCAAGGTTCTCAATACGGAGACCCCGTGCATCAATAGACTGGTCGTTTTCACGGGAAGGAGTCGCACCATCTTGTGCAGTGTTGGTACCTTCTTGGGCAATGAAACGAACTTGCTCCAGTGCACTGTTCAGTTCCTGGGCACGAATCGTAGAGCCAGGAGTGAAGGTAACAATAGACGTGTCGTCAGTGGTACGCTCAATAAAAATAAACGCCCCATTGGCTGGGGCGCTATTAAACTGAATGGTTGTATCGTTAACAAAGGTGTAGTTAATCAGAGCTGTGCCCTGAGTAATGTCACCAGAGATAACTTGTGGGTGAGTTGGATCGGCAGTGGAAGTGCTATTCTGTTGGAGTTGAAAGACAGTGTCGATGTAAACATCTACATCTGCTTTCGCAATGTATTCAAATGGAATGCTGAACTGGGTTTGTGACCCGTTCGCTGTGTATGTGATTTTTGTAACTGCCATTACTCATGGTAATTAAGAGCTGGTGCTTAGTAAACGGGCGGTCGAACTTGTTCAATAATATCGACTTGGCGTTGGCGTTGACCACCTTTGCCAAGGTTTTTAAGCTGAATTCTATCTTCAACACGCTTAGCCATTGCAGGATTTTCAGCTCGCATCTTGTTCATGGCATCTTCTTTAGCTTTGCTAAAAGCCATGTGAATGTCGATGTAAAAATCTTGTTCTTCAATAGGAGCACCTTTACCTGCACCTAATTTGTTGTCCTTCCAAAGTTCTTTGTATTCGTTAAACGACTTTTTGAACTCATTGCTCTTGAACAATCGTTCTAACTTAGTACGAAGATCTCCTTCAGACATGTGACGCTGTAGTTCTGACATTTCTTTAGATGTCAGGTCAACACCTCTATAGGTAGACAAAGCTTCAGGAAGGTTAAACCGAGCTTCTCGAACAGTGCTCTTGACAGTATCCTCATCCATATAATAAATAGGGATGGGAGAGATTGAGTTAAACATCCGCTCAAGGGCATTGCCAGGTTTCTTTAGTTTCTGACCTCGCTTCTTACCCATCACATCATACTTAGGTGGGTTAAGCTCTTTGAAGAACGCATCACGTTGACGGATCATCTCCCACATGTTGTTGGCTTCTTTCATGTTAGCATCCATAACGTCACCTAACGATCCCAGGAGACCTGCATAAGGAAGGTGAGAACGGACGTAACGTGCTCCAACACGTTGAATAAGATCTAAGCTACTATCTGGGTTCAAAAGCTTAGCCAAATCGTCGACACCAGATAGCATAGACTTATCAACAAGAACTGCTGAAATCATAAAAGCAATCTTGTTAGCCATCTTATATGTGACTTCTTCTCCAAGAACGTGAGCGTTTTCAACAAGGTTAGCTGACATACTAAACAGTGTGTTGAAAGGCTCTAAGTTTTTGTAAGAAATGTAGACGTTACCTACCTTGTAAGAGTAGGGTTGCTTACCTTCAGCACGCCATGCATCTTGGTCGTCTTTGTCGTATGGGTAGTCTCCAGTCAGGTTTCCAGACATAGCAGCCCAGAATGCCATCGTAGAAATAGCAGATCCCATGACCATACGACCTTCCATCAAAGCTCGCTTACTTGCAATCTCATCAGGCTTAATGCCGTAAGTTTCAAAAAGGTAATCAGGATCAGGGTCTGCTTTGGTAAGATCTTTGTATTTTTTCTTGAAAGCAGCCAGAGGAGTATGATCAAACGTCAGGTCAATCGCGTTAATACCTGTACGAACAAACGGGAAGAATGCTCGCATGAAAGGGATCTGTTGAATGTTTTCTGCAGCTGCAAACATGCCAGTCAGAGGAGCGTTTAGTGCAGCCTCATCACCAGCCATTTTGGCAGCTTTGTCATGGACAATGTAAAAGCCGTTAGCGTCTTCTTTAAAGATCTCTTTTCTAAAGTTTTCTTCAGATTTCTTAGCAACAGCCAATGCATTATCAAGATCTACACCTTCGTCAATAGCTTTACGCATGGCACGGTCTCGCATAGCCATCCTGCCAATCACAGTACGTGCCATAGCATCGCCTGCACCCATGGCATTCTGACCATACTTAAGCCAAGGACTGGTGTTAAGACGTACCAATGCATCAGCAAGAGCATAGCCTAGTTTATCACGCTTACCGCCATAGGCGTCCATGTGAGTTTTAAGGTTCTTCCACTCTTGCAAGTCAGAGGAAATGTCAAAACGTCCATCATAGCTTTGAGTCTTCCTGTTGACACCTAGGTCCCAGTTGTACTTAAACATCTCAAAGCCTTCAGCAAAAGCTCTAGTAATGCTGTCCAGCTGAGCAACAGCCAGGGTCATTTCTTTCTTGTCCCACTTTTTGCCTTGGAGGGTGTTACCAACAGTAGCACCTAACCAAGCCTGCATAGGACGCAGAATAGTTACAAGGTTTGTACCAGCAATAGCTTTAGCAGCTGTGATGGGAGCACTAAGCAGAGAGTTATACAATCCACTTGCCAGCTCCATGCGAAGCCGCCCTCTAATGTTAACACCATCTATGTTACCACCAAAGATCCTAGCACGTAGATACTCACCAACCTGAGTCATGGTACGGACCTTGTGACCAGACAGAGCAAACACTTCCATCAAAGTCTCAAGACCTTGCTCATCACCACTGTTAGCAAGCTTTTCAAGGGCTTCTCGGTATTGTACCATCTCGCGTTGGCTACGCTCAACAGCTTCTTTGGTCTTTTTCTTGACAACATCAGGAAGGACACCATCACGCATCAGACGCAGCTCAAGACCAGCCATGTAGCCAATCTTCTTATGCTCAGTCAGGGCAACAGTCATGGCATCAAACACCATGCTAGCTTGCTTGTGAGTACTGACACCCTTCATAAACGAGGTACCAGTAGCAATCATCTGTGCTTGCTTTGCCAGGCTGTGGATCGTAAGCTGGAGTGCAGACTTCAAAGCAGGACTACCAACAACAATGTCATTATCTTTGTCAACGTGGTAAGTAACACCTAGTTTTTGATCCTTGACAATGTAGTCTTCAAGCTTTTTAGCTACATCTTCTCCACCTGCGATAATGGAATGAAGCTCAGCAGACTGGCTGACAATCATCTTCTTAACATCTGCTACGCTTTTGGTGTTCTCAAGATCTTTGAAAGCTTCTTTTGAGATGTTATCAGCAACATCCTCAATGTACTCTGCCAGATTCTTGTCACCAAACGACATACGCCTGAGAGCAGTGTTGGTAAACATAGGTCCAATCTCTGTACCCTTGCCACCATTCTTAATGTCGTTAGCGCCCTCACGCATGCGTTGCTTGAAGTCACCTTCAGGAACAACAGTAGCTTGTTCGCTAACAGTAGCCCTAGAAGGGTTTACATCAGGGTCAGGGACGTTAGACATGTCGTCTGCAGTAACACC